AGAGATTTTCTATTTAGTTTAGATGAGCTCTCTAAAATTGTAGAAATCAAAAGATTAGCTTTGGTTTCAGTAATGACCTCTGATTTCAAAACAGACTCATAAAGCTTATACTCTTTGCCAAGTTGAGTTTTAACAAAATATCTTTTCACCAAATCTATGGCAGGTGAGTTTTCACCTTTTAAAGTATCTGCAGTAATCTGTCTTACAAGTAGTTCGAATAGAATACCAGCATTACGATACTTGCTATGTTTTAGCCTCATGAATTGTTGTTTTTATATAAATATTACTCTTTTAGTTGAGATTCATCTAATAAGCTTGATTTTTCCTCTTCTTTAGTTACAGAAAGAACTTTCTTGTCTAAATTTTCTAAAATTGTTTTATTTTTTAGAAGAGTCATCTCTGGTGTTTCTAATGTCAAAGGTCCTCCTTTGAAGTTGGGTTTGATATCAGAAGAACCCTTTTCTTTATTGCCTTTGGCTCCTAATCTATCTCTACCAAAGTTAGAATCCTGCTTATTTCTGTTTGTAATTGAATCTTTCGGTCTACCCATCACAGATTTCTCATCTTCATCATATCCAGGTGGTACATGATCATCATTCGTATAAGATCTACCTTTACCATACAAGTATGCTAAGTCATGTGGTGTTCCATAGGATTTTCCTGTTTGAAGAGGATCATTCCCTTCTTCTTGTATCTGATCTAATCTGAAGTTTCGTTTAGCATCTTCTCTAATTAAATCTCGATATTCATCATATTGGTCCTCACTAAAGTGGAATACGTTATCATAAATCCAATCAGTGGGTAAAAGTTTTTGATCTAATAAAGTTTGTGCTAATTCAGCTTTTGATTTTAGAAGTTCTATTCTTTCCTGATCATAGATGATTGAAGGAGTTGTCATTGAAAGTTCAAAATTAGTCAATGACTCATTAGTATATCCTTGTGAGTATAAATGAACAAGGGCAATTTTATTTAACTCAGATAATACTATCCTTTGTAAACGATCAATAGTTCTTGCAAATCTAATATCTTCTGCTGCTAATGTTGCCTTTCCTTCTAAATCTGCTTCATATCCTAAAAAGGCTTTTGGTATTTTAAGTGCTGCAAATAATTTATCTCTTAGATACTCTACATCTGCTATACCATCATAGTCTAGTCCTTTAGTTGTTTCAATTCGTGTAGCAGCATCATTACCTCTAACTGGAATATAAAAATCTTCCAGCATGTTTTGCATATTATATTTTAAATTATATTGACCTGTTTGTGGATCGACATAAGGAGTTCTCTTTAAATTCGAAATTGTTTTTTGCATGAAAGCATCAATTTCATTTGGAGGAATTGATCCTACGTTTATAAAGAATGATCTTTTTTCAGGAGCTCTTACAATTCTATGTACAAGCATTGCATCTTCCATAAGTGCATATTGCTTATAGAGTTTTCTACCTGGCTCTATATAAGATCTACCATAAGGTAAATAGTTAGTATCTGCTACTAATCTGAAATGTGCCATCTCATAATTATCAAACGTAATTACATTTGGTGATGGCTTTTGTGATGGAGCATTGTAGTATCCAGAATCTCCTCCAGTAAATCCATCTGGATTATATTCATATACTACTTGAGCAGGATTTTCTGGATTAAAATTTTCTTTTCTGGCTATTGAAAACGCTGTGTAAGGAGTTACATTATAAACACCGAATTTTTCTGCTATATCTAGCTTTAAAAAGAAATCTCCATATTTACACATTTGTCTAATCCAACTCCAAAGATTAAACTCAATATTTAAAACATCATAAAATAGATTATAAAGTATTTTTTGGATGTCTTCATTTGAAGATCTAATCTGTAAAACTTCACCCATATCATTTTTGAGTGTAGATTCATCAGCAATAATATCTAAAGCAGATGCTATAATTGCATCTTGATCCATAACATCATATTCAGAATATAATTGTGTTCTTAAATACTGATAGTTCTGGTTGAACTGTTGTCCATATAGAGAAGTTGGGTTCCCACTATATAACCTTCCATATCTATCAATCAATGAATTAGTTTCAAACTCTCCTGTAGTCTGTATTGTATTCGTATCGATAGTACGTATCTGATTTCCTCCAACATTCCTTATAACAACGTCTGTTGAGAATAATCTTTTTAGTCTACTAAATAATCCTGTGTTTGCCATTCTGTTAGCTTATTTTTATAAATATCACAATAACCAGTTGATATTCTCTTTATTTCCATCTCCCAAATCTATTTCATACGGATTTTGTACTCTTGGGTTTCCTGTATTATATCCACCTTGATAGGCAGTTCTATTTACACCTATGTTCGATAGTGCAGATTTTGTAATATCAATACCCCTTTGTCTATATCTAAGGGCAGTATCTCTAATATACATTGCTATACCTAAAGACATAACTAAATCATCATTATATCCTTTTTGAGCTTCTGCTTTTCCTTTGTTCCAAACAAATACTCTAAGCTCTGATGCTGTTCTTTTTGATTTAATGGTAACAGCTTTTTCATCTATATACTCTGCTAATTTACCAATAATCATAGGTCTGTTTCTAGATGACATTGTAAATCCTACTGTCATAGCTGATTGATCACCATACGGATCATAATAACTGTCAATAGATGCCTCTCCTCTAGGTGTAAAGTATAAATTCTGATAACCTATCTCTTGGATTGTCTGTAGAGTAGACCAACCTATAGAAGCATTTTCCACAACTAACAAAGCCTTGTTAAAATATGTTGCTGCTTCAACTAACAAATATCCATACTCCTTCGTTGGTAATTGGCCTTTATATTCTGCAACTTGTATGTTTGTTTCTAAATCAAAAATATGAAAAGCTGAGTAGTCCTTACCATCTCCTCTTGCTACATCTGCACAAACTACATAATCTTTAGAATAATCAGGGTGCTCAAATATCCAGAAATTAGCATCTCTACCACGTCTTTCTAACGGGTCCACTACAGTCATAGTTTCTATGTATTCTAAGCTTTCTGGTTCAAATACCGTTGTGCCACTAGAATTAAAGTTACAGTCACATTCCTGTGCTGCCATACGTGGTCCTAAAAGTTCATCTTGTTTCTTTCTCCAAGTTTGATCTCTCTCAGGGTGAAGATCCCAAGGAAGTTTAATTGGTATAAAATCGTTCTCTGCTGCTTCTGCTTTAGCCCACATCATGTGGAACCAGTTACCAATACCATTTGGTGTTGAAAGTACAATAGCTCCACCACCAGTAGCTAATGTTTGTTGTGCTGATGCCCAAGTATCTTCTACATTATCTATAAAAGCTGCTTCATCAATTATAAGTAAAGATACAGCTTCAGATCTAGCTGCATCAGGAGAAGAAGATTTAGCTTTTATTCCTGAACCATTTTTTAATACTAATGATAGTTTATTATACTCAGTACTTTCTACTTTTATCCATGAAGGTAGATTATCATACATAAACTGTACTTTGTCTACTAAGTTTCTTGCTGTAGCTTGTGTAGTAGCTAATGCTAAAACATTTTTGTTTTCATGGAAGGTCATAAGCCATAGTGCATATCCAGCAGAAAGTGTAGATATACCAAGCTGTCTTGATTTTAATATAATAGAATAAGGATGTTTACCTATTATCTTTAAAACCTTATCTTGAAATGGGAAAGTATTAAAATGTATTTTTCCTCTTTGTGGATGTGATATGTAACAATATTTCTTAAAAAAATAAACAGGATCTGCTTTACATTTAAGCAGTTCCATTTTCATTACTTTTTTAAAATCCTTTGATGCCATATTAAAGAAGTGATATCACGACCAAAGTAACTAAAGCTGCACCCGATCCCATTTGATACAGTTTGGTTTTAGCTTTTTGTTTTTTAAGATCTGATTGCAGTCTTTTGTTTAATTCAAAAGATGTTTCTAATTGTTCATCTTTAGTTCCTACTATCTCTTCGTAATTTATTATAATCTTATCCTTTTTTCCTAATATACTGTCTAATACAAGGATTTTATCTTTCAGTAACACAACTTCTTCATCAAGAAGTTTTACCTCAAGTTTTGCTTTATCTCCCTCTAATAGATCAGTTACTACTAATCGTGCTACTCTCGGTTCCAGTTGAATCTGCTGGGTATCTTGTGCCAAACCACTGCTCAAGCTCAGTATCATCAAGCTCAAGAACATCTTTAAGGTAGTATTCATAAGATTGGATTATATCTATTCTTTTTTGTTCTACAATATCTATTTCTCTATCTAAAGAGTCAGAGACTAATTCTAATTTTTTTATCTCAGATCTTAGTCCCACATTCCTTGTGGCTAATGAATCAACCCTTTTTTGAAGTGCTGTTATCTTATTTTGATAATCTTGCACATAGTCTTCATCATCAATCCAAAATTGATAGAAATTAAACGCTATTGATACAAGTAGAACTCCAACAATAATATACGCATAATTCCTAGAAACTGCAACCTTTGTCATGATTTTGTATATTGGTTATCTAAAGACTTTGAAGAATTTAGTCTTTTTTTTTATTTTCCATTGTGATGCCAAGTTCATCAGCAAGTTCTTTAGTTTTAGTTAGTTCAGCATTGAGGTCTTCAATGTCTTGTTTTGAAACTTCTTCTAAAGTTTGGATAATTTGCTCTCGAATATATTTTTTGAACTCAGATATTTTCATCTAACACATTTTATTATAAATATGCTATTTTTCAATCTTTATGATTAAATCCGTAGTACCCTTTAAAATTCTGTGTATTTGGCCTTCTGGTATCTTTAATTTGTCACCTTTTGAAAGTTCTATTGGTAACTCATTATCTCTCTGGAATCTCCAACCTTCACCCTCTAATACTGTTATAAGTCTATTTTCTTTATCAGTATGCCATACTAAATCAGATTCACTAATATCTTTGTGTTTAAAAACCCTTATATTATTTTTGTCTATGTACGGGTTTGACATTAGCCAACTCTTTTAATAGAGGCGATAACAGAGGGGACTTCTGGTACTGGTCCATTTTCTGCACTCTCTTTTAAACTTGTGTCAGTATTTTCTCCTGTCCAATATAACTCTATATAGTCATTATCATTTAGTGCTACTCCTACTATACTCGTAGTCATTAATTGTCCTGATGGTTGTGTATCGTTTTTTCTTGCTTGTAA